TACACGGACAAGGTCTACGCCTTCCCGGTCGACGATCAGATCCGGGCTGACGCGTTCGACGGGCTCGCGGCGATCTGCTCGGCCCGGCTGGCGTCCGATATCGCTCCCGACCGCGCGCCGATCCTGATCCAGGAAGCGCAGATGGCCGAGATGCGGCTGCGGCGGATGCGGTCGCAGCCCGAGCCGAGCCGGCCGATGGTCGTGGACTACTTCTGATGGCGGCCGTGCCGCTCCCGTTCCCGGCCTCGTCCTACCCCGGCTCCGTGCCGGGCGAAGGCGACGGGCGGCTCAAGAACGCCTACGCGGCCAGGGATGGCAGCTACGCCCGGTACTTCCGGACGCCCGGCCTCACCGGGATCCCCGGCATGGGTGGCGGCACGGTGCCCCGCGGCGGCCTGCTGGTCGGACCGGTGCTGTACCAGGCCCGCAGCAACCAGCTCTGGTACTACACCTCGGCGCTGGGCAGCGCGACGCTGGTCGGGGTGCTGGCCGGTTCGAAGCCGGTCGTCATGGCGCGCAACAACCGCGCGACGGAGGGCGGCAACGCCGGGCCCGACATCGCGATCGTCACCGAGTACGGGGTTCAGGTCCTCGTCCCGAACGGCACGATCAAGAGCTATCCTCCGTCGCGCACCGATCCGGACGATCCGGGCCCGAACCCCATCGGGGTCCCGCTCGATGTGTGCTTCCTGGATGGCTACTTCGTCTTCGCCTACACGGACGGGACGCTGCGGGCGACCGGGACGGCCGCGACGCCGACCAACACCCTCGACCTGACCGATCTGAGCTACACGGTCTGCGAGGCCAATCCGGACGGTCTGCTGCGGGTCTGCACGCACGGCGGCAAGGTCTGGGCCTTCGGCGCCTCGTCGATCGAGATCTACGCCGACGTTGGGACGCAGCCGTTCCCGCTCGCCCGGGACTACGTGATCCCGACCGGCCTGCGCGGCCAGTGGGCTCTGTCGGGCTTCGAGGACGGCTGGGACAAGCAGCTCATCTTCGTGGCGGCCGATGGCACCGTTCGGCGGATGGACGGCTACCAGCCGACGCCGATCTCGACCCGCGCCGTCGAACGCGCCATCGCCGGAGCGGATCCGGCTGCCCTGCGCGCCTCGGTTTACACCTTCGGCGGCAACGCGATCTGGTCGCTCACCGATCAGGCGACGTTCACCTGGGAGTACAACGCGACCACGGGCGAGTGGCACGAGCGCGCGAGCCAGGGGCAGGCGTTCTGGCGCGGCCTCACCTCGATCCGGGCCTACAACCAGTGGATCATCGGCGACAGCAAGACCGGCGGTGCGGCGAAGCTCGACGAGCGCGCCTTCGTCGACGTCGACACGCCGATCACTGCCCGCATCGAGAGCGGCCCGCTGCGCACCTTCCCCGACCGGGCCCGGGTCGCGGACCTGCAGCTCGACATCACCACCGGCCAAGCGATGGCGTCAGCCCAGAACGAGGGCAAGACGGACCCCGACTGCCTGATCACGTGGAGCCACGATGGCGGTATGTCCTGGAGCAACCCGCTGATCCGGGCGATCAACCAGCCTGGGCGCTCCATCGGGCAGCAGGGCCTGTCCGGCTACCGCGTTTCGGTCGGCGACCTGGGGCGCACCACGCGTGAGGGCCTGCGCGTCGCGGTCGAGGTCTCGGATCCCGTCGCCTTTTCGCTCCGCGGCGCGACCGTTCGCGAGGCAGCCGTGAGGAAATCAGCCTGATGGCCGATTCCAGTGCATCCACGTCGACCACGCAGTTGACGACGACGCTCGACCCGCTGCCGCCTCTGCCGTCCGCCTCGGTGCCGCTCACCGATCAGGCCTGGCGGGACTACCAGACGAAACTGAGCCAGTGGCTTCAGAAGCTGGCGCCGGTCGTCACGAAGGACGCGGTCGCCACGCAGGCGCTCATCACCGGCGCCGCGGCGGCGGCCTCCGCTTGGGCGATTGCGAGCGGCCAGTCGTCGGCATCGTCGAGCAGCACCTCGACATCTTCGTCGGCTTCGTCGTCCTCGTCCTCATCCTCGAGCAGCGGGAGCTGACGCATGGGTCTGATGGACCTCTTCACCGGCGCCGCGTCTCAGCGCGCCGCGCGGAACAACCAGTACGCCATCGCGACCGGGCAGCAGCAGGGCGGCAACGCCCTGATGTCGACCGCCGACAGCGCGCTCGGCTATCTGCTCGGCACGCCGGGCTCTGCCGGCTCGCTCCAGGTCACGGATCGCGGCTACGATCAGGCCGGGAATGCGCTCACCGGCCAGTACGGGCAGACGCAGGGATACCTCGGGCAGCTCGGCGACCTGTACGCGCCGATGACCAGCGCCGGAAAGGGTGCGTTCGACCTCTACAACGACGCAATCGGCGCGAATGGGACGGCCGGGCAGGCGCGGGCAACGGCGGCATTCCAGACCGATCCCGGCTACCAGTTCAGCATGAACCAAGCCCTCGGGGCGGTGCAGCGCTCTGCGGCCTCGCGCGGCGGCCTCGCCGGCGGGAACGCGACCGCCGGGATCCTGAACACCGCGACCGGCCTGGCGGATCAGGCTTACGGGCAGTTCGTGAACCGCCTCGGACAGGGCGCGCAGGCCTATGGCCAGGGCCTCGCGGGTCAGGGCGGCGCCCTCCAGGGACAGGCGCAGGCGAGCTCGAACTACGGCAGCGGCTTGGCCAATCTCGCGACCGGCCGGGGGTCGTCGCTGTCAGGCATCCTCGGTTCGGCGGCCGGCGTCCAGACCGGCCTCGGCCAGGGGATCGCGGGTCTGACGAACAGCACCACGAACGCGCTGGTGCAGAACAACAACAACCTCGCCCAGTCCGAGAACGCGGCCGGCGCGAACATCCTGAGCGGCTTGCTCGGGGTCGGGTCCCTGCTCGCCGGCACCGGCGGATCCGCGGCCGGCGGCGTGGCGGGCGCGGCCCGCGGCGGCGGCAACCTGTTCTCGGGCATCGGCTCGGGCCTCCGCAGCCTCTTCTCCTGAGGGTATCGGCATGAGCGGCGGCTTCGGCCTTCCCGTCCTCAATCTGCAGGACGCCATCGGCAAGGTCGGCTCGGCCTACACCGATGCCTACGACAAGAGCGTCCAGCAGAGCGCCCTGGCGTCGCTCGGCACCCAGCTTCAGGCCGGGAACTATGCCGGCGCGGCGAAGACGGCGTTCGATGCCGGCGACGCGGCGACCGGGCTGAGCCTGATCAAGCTCGGGCAGAGCGCCGCGCAGGCCCAGCAGGCGTCCGCCGCCTTCGGTGGCCTCGCTGGGCTGTACGGCAGCGGTGGCGGCGCGATGGGCCTCGGCGGCCCCACGGGTGCGCCCGCGTCCGGGATCTCGCGCAGCGGCGCCGCGCCGTCATTCCTCGACCTGGGCGGGCCGTCCGGCGGCTATCTGGCCGGCCTGATCCAGCGCGAGAGCGGCGGCAACCCGAACGCTCGTGCCTCGACCTCGACCGCGACCGGCCTGGGACAGTTCACCGACCGCACTTGGACGGCCGTGATGCGGGCGCATCCGGAGCTCGGCCTGACCCCGGGCGGTCGGACCGACCCGGAACAGTCCGTGCGGGCGCTCAAGGCGTTCACCGCCGACAATTCGGCCGGCCTCCAGAAGGCCGGGCTGCCGGTCAACGATTCCTCGCTCTACGCGTCGCACTTCCTCGGCGCGAGCGGCGGCCCGCGGTTCGTCGCCGGCGCGATGCAGAACCCCGACGCGCCGGCCGCGAGTTACGTCGATCCCAAGGCGGTCGCGGCGAACCGGAGCGTCTTCTTCAACCGCGATGGCACGCCGAAATCGGCCGGGCAGGTCATGGGTGATTTCGGGCGCTCGTTCGGCGGCAGCCGCGCCGCGCCGCCGGCGCAGGCGGCTACGGCGCCCGTGCGCGTCGCCTCGGCCGACCCCGATACCCTGACGTTGCCCAGCGGCGCGTCTGGCCTGAACCCGGCCGTAGCGGCGTCCCGGCCAGCTTCCGTGCCGTTCGTGGCGATCCCGGGCGGTGGTCCGGCGGCATCCGGGCCGGCCGCTGCCGACGCCGCGATCCCGACTCTGGCTCAGCCGGCGCTGACCCGGCCACCGATGCAGATGCCTGGGGCCGCACGCGCTCAGCAACCGGAAGATGGCGAGGACCCGAACAGCACGGCTGTGACACCGCCCACGGTGACGCCTCCTACCGTTCAGGCGCCCAACCGGCAGCAGATCTCCGCGCAGGCGCCGCAGCACCTTGAGCAGGCGGGACTCCCGCCGGCCGCCGCCGTTGCCGTCGGCAACACCGCGCCCGGGTCGCAGAACCGTGTCGGCGTCCTGATGCGGATCGCGGGCATGCCCGGCCTGAATGAGGGGCAGTCGAAGGTCGTCGGCGCGCTGCTGGCCAACGAGCTCGATCAGACCAAGCTGCCCGAGAGCGTGAAGCAGTACCTCTTCGCCAAGTCTCCTGCCGGCGGCGGGTTCGACGGCAGCTTCGCGGACTTCCAGAACAAGAAGGGCGACGAGGGCGCGAAGATCCAGGCCCAGCTCCAGGCCCGCGAAGCGTGGGCCGTCGCGCACGGGATGGATCCGAAGGACCCCGGCACCCAGGCGTGGATCATGGCCGGGAAGACGACCACCGGGCATGTCCTGAAGCCCGGCGACATCCTCGCCGGCCCCAACGGCAAGACGCTCGCGCAGAATGCGGCCACCGCGTCCAGCATGTCGGACGACACGGCGAACTTCCTGGCCGACCGGGTTCTCGCTGGCGACACGCGGGCGCTGATCGGTCTCGGACGCGGCGCGCAGGGTGCGGAGAACCTGTCCAAGATCCAGGGCCTCGTGGCGCAGAAGGCGCGAGAGCAGGGCATCGATCCGACCGACATTCAGCAGCGCGCTGCCGAGGCGGCAGGGCTCAGCGCTCAAGCGCGGACCCTCGGCACGCAGGCCGGGCGGATGACGGCGGCCGCCACCGAGGCAGAGGGTGCCATCGCACTGGCGCGCCAAGCCTCGGCGGCGGTGCCTCGGACTTCGTTCGTGCCGCTGAATCGGCTCTCTCAGGCCGTGCAGTCGAACACGGGCGACCCGTCCCTGCGTGCCTTCAACGCCGCGAACAACACCCTGATCAACACCTTCGCGCGCGCGGTCAGCCCGACCGGTGTCGGCACCGTGGCCGACAAGGAGCACGCTCGCGAGTTGCTGAGCACCGCCGATAGCCCGCAGGCTTACGAGGCCGTGCTGCAGCAGATGCAGGCCGAGATCGACATGGCGCACAAAGCGCCCCAGCGTGCCCGCACGATCCTGGAGCAGGAGCGGCAATCCGCGAAGGGCGGCGGGGCGCCGGCTCCAGCCGCCGTGCCGAACCCCATGCAGCCGAGCGGCGCCGGGCAGTCGGCGGCTCCCGCCCAACCGGCCCCGCAGTACCGTGATGGCCAGACGGCAACCGGGCCCGGTGGCCAGAAGGTCATCTTCAGCCGGGGGCAGTGGGTGCCTCTCCAGGCTGCACCGACCACCACCACGTCGCCCCAGGTAGGAGGCACTCTTTGAGCGAGCTTCCCGCCGGCTTCGTCCTCGACGCCGAACCGCATCAGTCGGCGCCTGCGCAGCCCAACGTCGCGCCCGCGACAGGGCTGCCTGCCGGCTTCGTGCTGGACGATGCAGGCGCGTCGGCCGCTGTGCCGGCGCCAACGCCTGCGCCCCCGGCCGCCGCAGGGGGATGGGCCGGCCTTCGCTGGCCGACCATGCCGTCTCTGCGATCCGTCCTCAACGGCATCGAGAGCGGTGGCCAGGAGATCAGGAAAACCCTCACGACGCCGAACCCGGATGGTCCGAGCCTGATCGGCATGGTCAAGGATGCCGGCCGGGCCGGCCAGGGCGCGCTCACGCTCACTCGCGAGGCGTTGGACGGGACGCTGGATCCGACCAGCGACGATGCGATCAAGCGGGCGGCCGACTTCGCCATGCTTGCCAGTCCCGTCGGAGCTGGGACGGCCGCGGCACGTGGCGGCGTCGTGGCGGCGCGCGAATTGGCGCCCGCCGCAGCGGATGCAGAGCGCATGGGGGTTCGCTTCAGCGCCGGGCAGCGGACCGCCGATCCTGCTCTGCTCGCCCGCGAGGATGCGATGGCGGGCGGGGCGCTCGGCGACGAGGCGCAGCGCGTTGCGCAGGAGTTCCGCGCGGGGCAGCGCCAGGACCTCGCGAACGCTGCGCGCGGCATCGAGGACACGGCCGGGCGCGGCCAGGCCGATCTGGCTCGAAACCAGGATGCAGGCCAAGCGGCCCAGTCCGCCGTGCAGGATGCCGCCGCCGCGGCGCGCCAGGATTATCGCGGCCGCTACGACACGGCGTTCGCGCACGATGGCATCATGGATGCGGCGGTCTTCAGCGGTCGTGCTGCGGCAGACGCGCATCCGAACCCTGCCGGAGCCATCGCCGGGCCGGCCGCAGCACCTGACGCCTACGCGGCGCCGATGTCCCGCCGGATCACGGATGCGCTTGTCGGCGCCCAGGACCCGGTCATCATCGACCAGACGTTGACGCCAGCAGCGCACCGCGCACTCGGCACGCTCGACAACATCGACAACCTGCGGCTCGGCAGCATCGGTCAGCCGGGCGCGGCCGACGACGTTGCCGGCATCAACTTGAGAGGCGTCGATCAGGCGCGTCGGCAGCTTGCTGCCCATGCTCGAGCGGCGGCCAACAATCCGGCGGATCAGCGCGCTGTCCGGGCGATCATCGATCAGTTCGACAATCAGATCCAGACGGCGATGGAGAACGGCATGTTCTCCGGGTCCGACGAGGCTCTCGGCGCTCTCCGGGACGCGCGGGCCGCCTATGCCTCGTATCGGCGCACCTTCACGCGCCAGGGCGCCGGCGACGACGTCGGCCGGGCGATGGACACGATCATCAACCGCGATGCGACGCCCGAGCAGGTTGCGAACCTGCTCTACGGCGGCACCAAGGTCGGCCAGAATGCCAACTCGGTGCGGCTGGCCGACCGGCTGCGTGGCGTCCTCGGCGAGGAGAGCCCGGAATGGGGGGCGATCCGCCAGGGCGCGTGGCAGCGCGTGCTTGGCCCGATGGAGCAGAGCCCGCAGCGAGCCGCGACGCGCATCCTCGATTTCGTCAACGGCGACGGCCGATCTCTTGCCACGCGGCTCTTCAACGAGGACGAGCGCCGGCACATGACGACGCTGGCCAACGTCATCCGCGCCACGAGCGCGCCGGCCGGCACCGCGAACGCATCTCAGTCGGGCAATCGCCTCGCTGGGCTCATGCGGAAGTCGCTCACGGCTCTCGGCGCCTCGATCGGCGGAACGGCTCTGCCGCACGTCAATCCGGCTGTTGGGGCCGCCGTCGGGGCCATTGCGGGGCGCGGAGCGGAGACGCTCGGCGGTGCCAGGAACGCTGCCGAAGCGCGTCAGCTCTTCGCCGGTCAGGTGCCTGTCACCATCGGCGAGCGGCTGCGGCAGGCTGGCCGCCCTGTTGTCATCCAGGGGCAGCGGCGGTTCGCGCCGATCACGCGGCAGTACCTACAGGACCAGCAGGCCGCGTCGGGTCAGTAGCCTCGGGCAGCGCTCGGGCTGATCCCGGACAGGACGAGAAGCGCGCCGAGCGCCGACATGACCAACGCGCTGCCCCAGAAGAGCGGGGCATGCGAGCCGCCATCGCGCAGCTCAAGACAGAACTGAATTCCGGCGAGCGCGAGGGGTGCGCCGATCAGGACGCACAGAAGGCGTCTCCACCAGGGCATCGCCTTCAAACCACAGCTCCTTGCGAGGGGCGTTGAGCCTACCCCGTCACCTCGAGGTCGTAAATGGACGCTCTGGCCCTGCGCCAGGGTGAGCGCTGATGTACTCGCCGCTCTCCCTCGAACAGATTCTGGACTCGGACGGCAAGCCGATCCGGAAGGCGGAGCTCTTCGTCTACCAGGCCGGTACGACGACGCCGAAGGACGTGTTCCGGACAGCGGCTCTCGACCCGACCAAGATGCTGCCGTGGCCGATCCCCGTGGACGCGAACGGGCGGCTTCCGGCGATCTTCGTCGGGCAGGGCGATTACGACGTGCTCTGCACCGATGGCTTCAGCGTGTCACCGCCCGGCGCCGTGCTGTTCTCGGCGCAAGGATTGCCCGGCGACCCGCCGCCGGCCGTGGCGCCGGTCTTTGATCCAGCCCGGCAATACCAGACGGGGGACTACATCTTCACGGCCGGTTCGGGCGGCCGGAACGGTAGTGTCCCCTGCAACGGTGGTACGATCGGCAACGCGAACTCGGGCGCCTCGACGCGGGCGAACGCCGATTGTGCGGCTCTCTTCGCGTACCTCTGGGGTTCCCGCGCGGACCTGCCGCTGATCCCGGGGCGCGGGCTCTCGGCCGTGTCCGACTTCAATTCTGGTGTGCAACTCACGCTCCCCGACCTGTCCTCCCGGCTGCTGGCCTTCGCGGCGGACGGGTCCGGCGCCGGCAATCTGTTCGCGGAAGGGAAAATCGACTTCGACCCGGGAACCCTGATCGGTCTCCGCGGCGGCGAGGCGACCCACACGCTGAGCGCGGACGAGATGCCAGAGCACGCGCACCTCGCCCACTTCACGGGCGACGCTGTCGGCGACCACAATCACATCGCGGACGTTGGGGTCGAGAGCGACACGCACGAGCACAGCATCGGCACGAAGCGGTACGTCATTCTGTCCGCCGGGGGCACGAACCAGACCGTCGTGTCGTTCTACGCCATCCCAGATGGCGACACCGGGCCGGTGTTGTCCGCAACCGGCGGTGAAAGCCGGCAGCACGTCCATGCGGTAACCACGCGGCTGGCCGGCGGCTTCACGCCCGGCGGCGAGGTCAAGGTCGACAACACCGGCTTGACGCAGAAACACAACACTCTGCCGCCCTTCATCGTGGCCGGCGCCGTCCACCTGAAGCTGTAGGGAGCCCGCATGTCGCTGCGCCCCATGAGGACCGTCCATCGCCGCGGCGACTGGCGGGTCCGGCTCCCGTTCTGGGACCGGGAGACCTTCCAACCCTTCACGGTCGCGGAGGCTGAGCAGGCCGGAGATGCCGTGGTCAGTTTTGCAGTGTTCCGTCGCGACGACGGCTGCGATCACCGCGGCTGGCTGCACGATTACGGCTGGGGTCGGCATGGGGGCCACCGCCGCGATCGACCCGTGCTCAACGTCTTCACCGACGATGGCTCTGGCTACCTCCGGGTCGCTGACGATCGCTCGTCCGGCCTGATCTCGATCCCTCAGGCCATCGTGGCGGCGCTGCCCGGCGGTCAGTACCTCGCCTCGCTGGCCATCGCATACGGCGATGGCTCGGTGATCGACCTCGGCGCCGACTTGGTCACGGTCGAGGGACCGACGACGCCGACGATCTGGCACAAGCCCCAGGTTGCAGGCGGCCTCCAGGACGCCGGCAACCGTGCGGGCGTGGCCGACTTCTTCCCGTTCTCGATCCCGATTTTGCCTGGCGCCGCGGGCGCGTGGGCGGTGTCGTCGATCGTCCGCAACCGCCTCGACCCGACGCCCGACTTCCCGGCCGTCGTGATCCCGCCGGCCTACCTGCCGATCGGGCCGCTCCCGGCGGGCGGCTACCAGCCGGCCGGCTCCGACGCGGCCGTCGACAGCATCATCGATTTCACCGCCTCGGGCACGTAGCCCAGGCCGCGCCGCGCCTCATCGTTCACCCCCGGAGACCCACCATGACGCCGCTTGTCCGGCGCGCCTTGGCGCGCGCCTTCTTCCTGCTCGCCCCGCTCATCGTCCTGTCGGCGCCTGCATCGGCGCAGTTCGGCTTCCAGCCGCCGACCGGACCGGCCACGGCGCCATGCAACCCCTTCACCGGCTTCCCGCTGACGCTGAACCTCGGGCAGCGCGCCGATGGCCTCGACGGCATCTCGAGCCGCTGCGGCTTCCAGCGGATGCAGGACGGCATCAACTCGATTGCCGGCGCGCGCGCCCAGCCCGGCGGCATCGCCACGCTCGACAGCAACGGCCTCGTGCCGCTTTCGCAGATCCCGGCGAGCGGTGCGCTCCCGAGCTCGGTCCCTAGCATCGTCCTGACTGGGCCGGGCATCACCTGTGCGTCCGGTGCTCCGTGCGACGTCTCCAGCGTCAACATGAAGCTGCCCGACACGGGCGCGATCCTGCGCAGCCTCCAGGACAAGCTGAAGGATCAGGTCGACGTCGAGGACTTCGGGGCGAAGTGCGACGGGAGCAGCGACGACACCGCGCCATTCCGTGCGGGCGTCGCTGCGCTGAAGGCGCGCGGGCGCGGCGGCTTCCTCAACCTGCCTCCGCGGGCCTGCATCATCTCGGGGACGATCGACGGTGCGTCCGGCGTCTACATCCGGGGCAAGGGCCGGGATTCGACCGCCATCCTGACCAACTCGCCGACCGGCGACGTCTTCCGCTTCGGAACCGCGGGGGCCAGCTACAACAACTTCGGCATGTTCGACCTGGCCATCGGCTCGACGGTCACCCGTACCAGCGGCGCGCTGATCGCAATGTCGGGCGGCCGCGGCACGTTCAGGTCCGTGATCCTGCGCGGCGGCTTCGACGGGATGACGATCGACAACTACGGCAACCAAGCCGTGGTCGACGTCAACGACCTCCTGGCCGAGGGCATGACCAACGAGTGCATCTCGCTGGGCAAGTTCTCGACCTCGCCGGCGCTGTTCGCAAACGGCCTTCACCTGTCCGGCTCGACGCTGGCGCAGTGCGGCACCTCGATGGCGTTCTACTCGGCGTCGGGCATCTACGTTCAGGACGTGGAGAGCTATCAGGCGCGCGGCACCGCCTACCTCTTCCAGCCGTCCACCAACCACATCGGAATTCAGGGCGTCTGGATCAATCAGACGCTGGCGGACAGCTCCGCCGGTGATGGATGGTATTTCGCTGGCACGGGTAAGATCGGCGAGGTCAAGATCACCTCGTCGCAGGCCAGCTCCAGCGGCGGCCACGGGCTGGAAATCAACCCGGGCACGAACCTCGACAGCCTTCAGATCACCGATTTTCAGAGCACTTTCAACGTCCAGCACGGCATGCGGATCGGCGGCGGGACTAACGTCACGGTCCGCGGTGGCGAATTCTACCATAACGGCACTGGCTCGGGCGGCCTCGGTATCGCGGTCGAGAACAACGTCGGTGGGTTCACGATCCAGGGCATCCAGTCCGGCTATGGAGGGTGGGCAAAGATTAATAACGTTCCGACAAAACAGAGCTATGGCATTTATGTGGTCGGGCCGAACAACAACAATTACATCATCAGCGGCAATCGACTGATGGGAAATCTTCAGCAGGGGCTTAGCGACAACGGCACCGGCACCAACAAGATCGTCGAAAAGAACCTCACGTACTGACGATGGCACGCATCCTCTCGGCCATCGCCGCTTTCGCCCTGCTGGCCGTCGCGCCGGCAGAGGCCCGGCAGCGCGGGCGCGGAGTCTTCTGCGCGCCCGTCTACATCGAGGGCGCGGGGCAGTTCTGGATCTGCCCCCGCCGCGCGCGCTGACACTTCAAAGCCCATGACATCGTGAGGACGACATGACCGACACCGCAGGCGCGGTGGCGTTGAAACGCCTGCGCGACACCGGCTTCAAGGGCGCGGGAAAGCGCTTGGATGACGAGGATCTGCCGCGCCTCGGGCACGGAATCGGGGTCGGCGAGGACGAGATCCACGCCTTCCTCGACGTCGAGACGTCGGGCAGCGGCTTCGACAGCAAGGGCCGCCCGAAGGCGCTCTATGAGCCGCACAAGGCCTTCGCCCTGTCGCAGGGCGCCGCCCGCGCCGAGCTCGTGAAGCTGGGCATCGCCTATCCGAAGTGGGGCACGAAGCCGTACCCGGCCGACAGCTACCCGCGCATCGTCCAGGCCCTGGCGATCGATCCCCGCGTCGCCCTCGAGGCGACGTCCTGGGGGCTTGGCCAGATCCTGGGCTCGAACCACGTCGACGCCGGCTTCCAGAGCGCGGCCGAGATGGTGGCGGCGTTCCTCGACAGCGAGGAGGCGCAACTCGCTGCGGCGGTCGCGTTCATCCGGGCCAATCACCTCGACGACGAGCTGCGGGCCCACAACTGGGCCGCCTTCGCCCGCGGCTACAACGGACCGGCCTACGCCTCGCACGGCTACCACACGAAGCTGGCCGCCCGTTACGCGTTCTGGCGCAAGATCCCGGACACGCCCTGGTCGCCGCCCGCACCCGCAGCGGCGGCCGTGCTCGCGTCGCCCATCACGGATGCGAAGCAAGCCACGTTGGCTCTCACGAAGGTCCCCGCCGTGAGAGCCAAGCTCGCGGCCGCCCCACAGGCGAAGAAGGCGAAGCCCAAGCCGCGGCGCGCCGCGCGCCGCCGCGCCTGACCAGTTCCGGGCCTCGCCCGGTTGTTCGACCCGAGCCGGCCGGGCCCGCCGCGCACCCCTGATAATTGAGACCCCAACATGACCCGCATCGTCCCCACGACGCTGGCGCTCGCCTGCGTCTGCTCTCCAGCCCTAGCCGGGACCGGCCAGCCCTTCGACCTGTCCCGCGCCGCCGGCCACGGCGTCATAGCGCTGCTGCTCGGCTCGGCCCTCATCGCCGCGATGATCTGCGCCGCCCGCCGCGTGCCCGGGCTGACGCTCCCGGCCATGGCGCTCGCCGTTGCCGTCGTCGGCCTCGGCGTCCATCCCGCCTTCGCCCAGGCCGCCGCCACCGTCGCGCAGCCGGCGACTGATACCGCCGTGGTCACCGTCCCGCTCGGGACCTGGATCGCCTCCTACGCCCAGGCTGCCGTCGAGATCGTCACGGCCTTCGTGATGGCGGCGATCACCTGGGGTCTGCGCCGGCTGCCCGCGTCGATCGGCGCCGTCGTGAAGGGCCTGATCACCCAGCAGCTCGTCGAGAAGGCGATCAGCTTCGGCGTGAACACCGTGGCGGGCGCTGCCAAGGACAAGACGCTGAGCTTCGACGTCGGCAACGCCGTGCTCGCCAACGCCCTGAACTACGTCGTCGAGCACACCCCCGGCTGGCTGCTCGCCTGGACCGGTGGCGTGAATGCCATCCGCGACCACATCATCGCGCTGCTGCCGGTGGAGGATGGCGCTTCGCTCGCGACCTCGACGCCGACCGCGGCCGGCCCGACCACGACCGCTCCGGCCGTGACCGCCTGACGTGTTTAGCTTCTCAGCCTTGCTGAGCGCGCTGCTCGGCCTCCTCGCGCGGACGTTCTCGGACGCCATCGTGAAGGAGGTCGACAGCCTGCGGCACGACCAGGATCAGCGCGACCTCGGCGCGGCGCAGCAGGCGAACGCCTCCACGCTGGTCGCCGAGGCGCAGGAGGCCCGGGCGCGCGCGACTGCCGACGCCGCGGCGGACGGACCGGACGACGACCGCAACATCCTTCCGGAGGCGACCTCGTGACCTGCATCGGCTTCGCCCTCGGTCTCGCGATCCTGCACTGCGACCTCGCCGCGCCGGCGGTCCCGGCCGCCCGGCTCTGCCAGGTGATGACCTCGCCCGTGCAGTACGCGCGCACGGACGACCCGCGGACCCGCCGTCGGCTGCGGTCTCTCAACGCCGCGTGGCGCTCGGCCTGCGCAGGACGGTGACCCGTGACAGGTATCGAACTCGCTGGGATCCTCAAGGACTATGGCCCCTGGGGTTTATGCGCGATCCTGATGCTGGTGATCGCGAAGCTCTATCGCGACAACCAGACCCTCAGCACCGGTTACATCGAGCGGATCATCGCTGGCCTGGATGCGGCCACGGGAGCGGCCGGAAGCGTCCAGACAGCGCTTAACGAGCTCCGCGCGCTGATCGACGCGAGCGGCAAGGCATCCGGGGAGAATAGCCACCAGATCGCGATCCTGGTGGAGAAGGTGCAGCACGGCTTCGGCAACAGCGTCAGCACGATGCAGGCGGTCGCCAATGAGCTGCAAAGGCTCCGCGACCGGGATGATCGCCGGCAGCGCGATCACGATGATCGGGGGCGCCCCTGATGTGGAGGCGCATCATGTCGTTCTTCGGGCTTCCCTACGCGGCGACCGAGCAGATCAAACGGCTCGACGCAGCCACGGCCGATAACATCGCGGCGCAGACCAGCCTGCAGCAGGCCGGCGAGGAGGCGGCGCGTTCCACCCGGCTCTCAAGGCGCGAGGCGGTACTGGAACGGCGGAAGTCGCAGCTTGCGGCGAGGGCGCTTCGAGAACAGCCGCTGCGTACCAGCGAGGTCAGGGCTGCAGTCGAGGAGGCCCTGACGAATATGGCCCAACGCGCAGACCACCGCGCTCAGAGCAGGCACTGAGAAGCGATGATCTACAACGATCCCCGGTCCGAACACATCCGCGGCACCATCTACCTCTCGGCGCTGATCCTGTTCGCAGGATACCAGTGCATCAACGCCTTTGTCCCGAACGCCGACCTCATCCTGGCGACGCGCACGTTGGCCGTCGGCTTCTACACGACGGTCCTCTATGTGTACGGGCCCGACGCATGGCGGGCTCTGACGGCGCCCAAGCCCAAGCGGTCGGATTTCCTGATCGTCGGCATCTGGGTCAGCTTCGCCTCGCACAATGCCCAGAGCCTCTATTCGATCCTCTACCGGCTGGCGCCGTCGCAGTGGCTGCTGAACAGCGAGGTCGTTTCGCCGATCGTGCTTCTGGCCGTTATCGGCGCCATCCTGCACATCAGTGCGCCCGGGGCGGTCGATGGCACCGTGCCGCGGCGGAATCGGATGGCGCTCGGGATCGGTATCGGCATCGCGACCATCATGGTGGCCGTGCTGCTCGTCACCCGCCCAGATATCGGCCCGCTGATGGAGCGCACGCGCCCCTGGATAGGAGACTGGTGGTCAACAGGTGCGCTCATCGGCAACCCGGCCAGCGGACACGGGTGATCCTGTCCAAACCGACCCGAATTATTCCGAGAGCATTCCAGCCCGCCCGGCTCACCGCCGCGGCGGGCTTCGTCGTTTCTGGCGGGCGGCTCACCGCTCGAGGATCAGCATCCAGTCCTCGCCGAAGTTCTCGGTCAGCAGGCGGTCCTTGTTGATGCTGACCTTGCCCATCAGCGGGTCGAGATAGGCCAGTTTGAAGCCGTCCCGCTTCATCTTGTCTACGAGATCGCCAGCGGCACGATCGCGGCCGGCGTTGAACTCGAGGAAGATCTTGATCGAGGGCGAGTCGCGCAGGACGCGCCCCATGCCGTCCCACATCTTCTGCTCAGCGCCCTCGACATCGATCTTCATGAAATCGATGGCCTGACCGGCAGGAATGGCATCGTCGAGCGTAATTGTGCGGAGCTCAACGAACTCATTTTCCTTGTTGTCATCTGCCAAAATCGAAGCGTTCTTCGTGTCCTCGACCGGGATAGCAAACCGGACACTCTCACCGGTGATGCTCCAGAGCGGATCGGTGATCAGCCTGTAGCGGCCATGCAGTCCGTTTAAGAAGAGAGTGTCGTTGAGGTTCTTTATCAACTTCGGTGTCGGCTCGAAGACATACATGAAGCCGTTGGGGCCTACCTTGTCGCCCATTAACACCGAATAATAGCCGATATTTGCCCCGGCATCGACGACACGCATTCCGGGCTGAACCTCGGTCGCGATCAGTTCGGTCGACGACAGTTCCCAGTAGCCATGCGCCATGATGTGTTTGGCGACATACCCATCCGAGCCGGAGAAAAGCATCCAGAGCCGGCCCAGTACTTTGACCATCACGACGTCTTCGAAGCTGTGAAACTCCTTCAACCCACGGACTGCATTCTCGAAGGCGCGGATCTTGTCCCACCGTTCCTTGGACGGCATGTCTCCATGAAGGTGATAGTTCGAGATCAGTCCGTAATCCAGATAAGCGCCTTTGTCGTGCCGCCGAACAATCTCTTTAACTTCGGCCAGTTCCTGCTCAATACGCCCAAGTTTGCCAAGCGCGTCGCTCAGTGCATCTCTGAGATCGCTGATGTCTTCTGACATGGTCGACTCGCCTTCTCTGGCCGGGGCCATTTGGCCCTTGATGGGCCGAATATCTTAAGATCCCTGCAACAAGCCGCAGAGATCGCGCAGTTGTTTTCGGCCAATCAGCTAATGAGTTGTGAGACTTTTTATATTCTGCAAAACGCAATGACCAAGTTCTGTAATGCCATAATATTCAACCCCCCTCGATAAATCGGTTGAGACGAGCTGGATGACGCCAGCCTCAAGCATTTCGCTGATGCGCTCAAACGGCCTCGATGGATCTTGAGGGACGCAATTGGAGCAGAAGATGGCGAGCCGGATCACCGCAGCTTGGGGCGCGTCCTGAGCAAGCAAGCTGTCCATAGCTGCCCGTATCGCAGACTCAGAGATCGATGCCGGCATACGCCTCGCCTTCTCCCGCCTCTGCCATTGAGATGGCCTCGGCCCTATCAGCATCCCTCATACACCAGCGGTAGGCAGTTGGCAGCAAGCCGCGGATTAGCCTGGCGCATCATGGCGGCGGGCTGTCAGTTAGCCGATCGGCAACCATTCGTCCGTACCCCGGCCGGCATGTCTGACCTCCCCGCTGCCGTCGCCTCCTGGCGCGACCAGATCGAGCGCCTGTCCGAGCACGCCTCGCCGTGTCGCTACCTGACTCCGACGCGGTGGGCGGCGATGCGGGCGAACGCGCTGGCCTTCATCGACGAGCACGGCGCCGAGGCCCACCGGCTCGGCTGGACTGCGGAGCAGCTGTTCGGCGTTCACCCGGAGCACGGCTTCCTGCGCGTCGAGTATGCCGGCGCGCTGATGGTCAACGACAGCCGGGCGGTCGGCGTCGAGCCCGATCGGATCGTGTTCGACCGCTTCTCCGGCTACCGGACGAAGCCCGGGCAGACCTGGGGGCCGCCGGTCTGGGAGTTCGCGGCCAAGGGGCGCGGCTGATCTCGGCTGTGATCTGCGAGGATCTCGGGGGCAACCCCGAGGTGAGCCGGCGCAGGATGTTGCGCTGGGCAAGCCAATAACGCGTCAGGCCTTTTCCGGACGCAAGATGTCGGCATGTCCACTCGCATACCGAGCCAGCCATGCACTTCGAGATCCGATCCACCGGCCGTCACCTCTGGACCTGGATGCTGCTCGACGCGACGCATCTGACCGTGATGGAATCGGACCGGACCTTCCCGTCCGAGGCGCAGGCGTCTGCGGCCGCGCTGGCCTTCTCGAAGCTGGTGACGCGCGCCGGCAAGTCGCTGACCGCGGGCTCGGCGGGCGGCCTGCTCTAGCCCAGGGGGCGGCGGGCCGCCGCGTCGCCGCTCCGCCTGATCCTCGACCGCGCGCTGCTTCTTCGTGGCGATCAGCAGTTCGAGCCAAGCGATGGCCTTCTCGTGGGCCTCCATGGCGCGGACTTCGCCAAGGCAATGCGCCAGTTCCCAGCGGTGCCAGGAGCGGACGTCGGCCAGCGCCTGCAGGTAGGCCTTCTGCTCGTCGGTCACAGGTCTGCCTCGCGCTGAAGCCGCGGCGCAGCACCCGGCTTGCTCGCATCGATCTCCAGGAGATGCGCTCGGCCGGCTGGCGTGATGAACCACGCGTCTACACGGCGACCTGGGCCAGGGGCCGAACGGGACTCGACGAGCCCTCGCTTCCGCAAGACCGCCATGGCGCTGGGATAGGCGCCGCGGCGTAGTCCCTGCGGGTAGAGCAAGCAGGCCCGGAGGGCTTCGAGCTGTCGGCCTCGGACTGGCGCGGGTGGTTCGGTGGGCATGGCCGAGACGTAGCCGGGGCGGATCGCGCGGGGAAGTGATCCTCTAAGCGTAGTCAGATCCCGGCTGCCCCGGCTCGTTGCTGCCGGTGCAGGCGAAGCGGTGATCCGTCGCGTGGGGGCATCGCTTGTTGCCGCAGGTCGCACACAGGATCATCCGTGAACGAAGGCGGCCATCGAACCATCCGTTGGGCTTGCAGGCGGCGCAAGAGCAGTTCGGCAGCCGCTCTCGCTCGCAGACTTCAGGCGTCGACCAATCCATCCTCCACCCCTTCTCTCAACCCGCTGCCAGACGGAGATCTTGGGCGGGTCAGTCTTGACCGTACTTCCGCTCAAAGGCTCGGCGAGAGAGCCTAAGGCAGGCCCAGCCGCCGATTGCCAAGACGGCACAGACGACAGCGACTTCAGCCGGCATCCGAACCATCCCCCGCAGAGAGGGCGGCGCGGCCGGCGGCCTTCGCCTTCTTCGGCTTCGTAACCTGGTAGCCGTGACGCTCTAGGCAGCGTTGCATCTGGTCGAGGCCGCGCCATGAGAGAGCAGTGTGCTTGCCCGGCTCGGCCTCATCCGCCGTCCAACCGGTGTTGCCGTGAACGATGGTGACCTGCTCGCCGTCGGCATGGTCCTGCGAGATGATCGCGATGGCGCGACCATGGCAGCATCGGCCCGACCGGGCATCGACCTCCACTGCGAACGGATCCCGGCTGCGGCCGTGCCAGCCTCGGACGGCCTGGCCGATGCCCTTGCCGATATTCGGGTCATCCTCAATCGCGCCGAGGGCGTCGTTCAGGATCACGGCGACCGTGTTGTAGCCCATCGTTCTCTCCTCCTCTACGCGTCCTTAATCGCGAGGCGTCCGGCTTCGGTGAGGGCTATCGGCATGGCGTCTCCCCAGCCTTGCGGATCTGCTTGCGAAGGGCCTCACGCTCGGCGTCGTAGACGAAGCGGCGGACCGCGAGCGCGCGATTGGCTTGGATGCGTTCGGCCTGTCGGCGCAGCTCGCGCAAGTCATCCGGCTCGGCCATGCGACGGAGGTGGTCGCGGCGAAGGGTTTCGATGTTCATCACTGCTCTCCTTGGGGTGGGGCTGCGGAAAGGGCGGAACGGGCGGCTTCTTCCATCCGCTCAGCGCGCGTCTCTGCCGGCCATGCCGCACGGTTGCGTAGGACGACCTCGCGCAGCGCCTTCTCCAGCCTCTCCACGCGGGCGAGGGCGACGGTCAGCCGTTCCTCCGGCACGAACCGCTCCCAATCGCAGTCGTCGCCCTTGTCGTGGTTGTTCCGGCAGACCAGCACCTCGCCGTCGCTGTGCTCCACGTTCCAGTGGTGGACGCGGCGCAGCGTGGCTAGCTCCTTCTCGGTAGCCTCTGCTCCCCCCAGCCGGGACAGGATCGCGGCGGTGAGGGCGTCGACACCGTTCCGGACATTCCGGTTGATCAGGGCGGCATCGTTGAACCGATTGGCGAACAGGCACGTCTCGGTCAGGAAGCGGATCGCCGTAGCGATCTCCTCTTAAAGCTCTGTTCGGGAAAGGGAGAGGGCGTCAGGCATCCGAAGCCTCCATCTTGATGGAAGCACGGGCCTCTCGCCTCTCGCGTCGGTAGACCCAGTCGCCAGCCCAGGGCAGCAGCGCGAAGCTCAGCCAATGCAACGGAACATGCAGGGCGTAGGCGACGAAGCCTCGGGCTGTCCGCAGGCGCTCAAGCGTGGGAGAGTCGTTCATCACGCCACCTTCCCCTGCGGGTAGATCATGGAAAGCTGCTGGCCGGGCTTATGGAACGCCAGCGCGCAGCGGGCCTCAAAATCGCGATAGTCGACAGACGAGGCCGCGAGTGTTGTCACGGCATCCCGCTGCTTCTCCAGCATGCGAAGTCCCTCGCCGTCGGTCAGCCACTGGTGCAGCTTCTCTGACTGCTTCCGCGCGCGGATCTCCTCCACGATCTCTTTCGGGAACACCGTCAGATAAACGTGCTGCTCGGTGATCTTGCCGATGATTGGGGGCAGCGGGCGATGCTTGCCCTCATATGTGAAGCCGAACAGTCGGCAGAGCGCCATGTAGTACTCAGGATGAAAGCGCCGCTTCCAATCCGCAGCGGTGTTGCTGATGAGGCGGGCGAAAAGATCCTGTAGGGCGTCTGGCTCGCGGTGGTACTGGTAGCCAGTGGCCTCGTCGATCAGCGCAACCTCGCCAGTCTCGCCGAGCGCATCCATCAGTGCCATGCACGGCTCAATCATGTGCTTGCGGTTCGCCCGCAGCTTGCCAGACAGTGCCGTCCGGATCACGCCGTTGGCGATCTGCGTCAGGATCCCGGCCTCAATCCAGATGCCCGTCTGGCCGCCCGGCAGCGTCACCTCAAAGCGGGACGCGGAATTGGTAAGGCGTTCCAAAGCGTTAGGCGCAATCTCAGCGCAAAAACGGTCAAAAGCGGGAACCGGAATGTTGCGACGGATCCCCAGCGCCTCGCGCAGCCCGCGGTAGATGTAGCCGCGCCGGCCGTCCGGCAGAACGGCGCACTCTACGCCGCCGACCGCGAAGCCATGGTACTCGACCTTCGGCCGCTCAGGCTTGCTCGGCGGCGTGGCCTTTGCGATATCGTTGCTCATCTGCGGCTCCTAGCCGTGGGTGACGGGATCGCCCTTGCGGGCGGCTTCGTGCGCGGCGGCGGGGGATGGGTCGCCAAACTGCACCCCCGTCGTCGCTTGAGCCCTCTGCATCCGCTCGCGAACAGCGCGGACCAGCTCGGCATTCTTCGACGTGCAATTGTGATCGGCCTGGGCCGTCAGGAATGCCTCCACGTCAGGGGGCATCCGAAAGGTCATGCGAATTTCTGACTGCATCGCTCCGGCACCAATTTGACGTCACGAATATCGGCTCGCACCATTTTGATGTCAAGACGCGCGCACTGATTTGGTGCATAGCGCACGCATGGCGAAGCAAGACGACTGGGTGCGGCTGACGGTTCGGATGCCGCCGGATCTCTACGAGCAGCTTCAGGACGCCGTCGCGCATGGCGCTCGGTCCATGAATGCCGAGATCGTGGACCGGCTCTACGGGTCGTTTGAAGGCCCGCGTCTGACCGATCACCTATCGCTGGACCGCGATCAGGCCGGGAAGCTCGCCGAGGGCTTCCGGCAAATGGCGGCCAGTTCCATCCCGCTCGGCGGCGGGGTCACCGTCTACTTCTCGGTGGATGATGCCGAGGCCACCGCTGCGAGGCGGAAGGCAGCAGAAGCCGATAGCGGGCTGGTCATTGAGCCTCAACGGAAGCGCACAAAGCCTAACCCCAAACCCGACTAACCCCTCCCTCCCCACACAAACCTCAATCCAAGAGATCCAGACGGGGAGGGGGATTAGGGCGCGGTCAGGTAGACGACCTTCTCGGGCGCCAGCACTTCGACGCCGGCTTCTGCCGCAGCCTCGATCATGTCGGCGGTGCCTTTTCCGCCCTTGAACGCGATCACGACGTCGGGCTGCCCCTCGCGCAGCATGCGACGGTTCCGACGCGGACCGGCATTGGCGTCGTAACGGCGGCCGCCCGGCAGCGTCTTGATCCGGGCGTCCGGCTGGCTGACGTCCTGCCAGTCAGCCGGGAAAGCCCGTACCTCAATGCCGTTATCGGCCGCCCATTCAGCGGCCATGCCATCGGCCCCAGACGCTGCGCCGTGGATCACGAGCTGGATGCCGTGCAGGCTGTCGAACTTCGCAAGGGCGGCGAACATGAACGCGCGCTCCTCCTCGGCTTGCTGAGCCGCGATCCGCCATTGGGGGGTGTGCCGAGGCGTACCCTTTGGGATCATGCCGTAGTAGCGACCGCCACAGACAAGGACGCGCATCAAAAGGCCCTCCGAGGTGCGGCGCCCATCGAAAAAAGCGCAAGAGTCTCAAATGCCGGTCTTGGCCTAGGTGCGGCACCTAAAGTCTTGCTGTGGCAGGCAAATCGGATAACTGCTCGGGGAGCCATCCACTTACCAACATCTTGATCTGACTCAGTTTTCGGCATCCCGGCCTGCGGCGGGCTCTGAGGCCGGGAACAGCGTTGCCGTTCCGGCATTCGGCAATACGCGCGGCGCGCTGTGCTCGACTGGCGCGAGGCAGAGAGGCCGGCGGCGGGGCCGATTGCGGCGGCTGCAGGACGGCGCCCGTCGAGGCGGCGTCGCGGATCGTTCCTCGCCCGTCGCCGCCGGATCCGACGCGCGATGGTATCGATGGAGTTCGGGATGCTTCGGGCCCGCTCGAACGTCTCTGTCGGGCAGCCTTGCCGCTCGGAGGCGGCGCGCTGAGCGACGACGACAGCCACGACGGTGATCCCGATGTCGGGCGACATGCTCGGACCCTTGGTCCTCGCGGCCGTCTTCACGCTGGGCTGCCTCAGCATCCACAGCGCGCGCAGGCATCCGGACGCCGTGACCATCGGCCTGCTTCTGCTGCTCGGCTTGCTGGCGACCCTGTACGTCGGCCAGCACGTCGGATTGGACGCGCGCCACCCCACTTGGCAGCACGAGGTCTTGCACCGTGAGCCAAGCCCGGCGTCGCGTCCGACGATGTGACGGGTGCGGCATCTCCTTGCCACCGCGTTCGGCCGCACCGACATCGGCGGCGCCGCCGCCCCGCAGCCCCACCCTCAGACGCGTGTGGCCGGGCGCCGGGCGCGACCTAGATCCCGGATCCACCCTGCGAGAGACCGGTCATGGCCTTCACCGATCCGAACGAACCCAGCGCGACGTCGATCAGCGACCAGGAGTTGGTCAACACCCTGATCGAGCGCAAGGAAGCCGGCGAGCCGGTCGACGCCGACATCCTGGCGCTCCTGACCGACATGGAACGGCTGGGGCTCACCGGCACGGATGCCTACGCGACCCTCGACGCGTATCGGCCGGGGCCCACGGTCGGGGCAACCGGCGGCGACGACGAGGCCGAGACGATGTCGTAGCGCCGGCGCTACGTCGTGCCGCGTGTCTGATCAGGCCGATCGCGCCGAGGCCACCTCCAGTCCCGCCGACGCCGCAGCGTAACGGGACTGTTCCATGGCCGATCCAGTCGCCTCAGGACGGCCGAGCCTTACCGGCAGCGATGGCGGCGCCCGTCCCGGCCGAGATAGGTCCCGCTCTGCGGGTCGTAGGACCGGAACCGGCGCGCGCAGGCGCGGTCATCGTCGACGGCGCGGTCGGTCTCGGTGTCGGCGTAGCCGTAAGTGACGGGCGCGTAGCCGCCGTAGTACCCGGCGTCGTAGCCGTATCCCGGATAGCCGTAGCCGTATCCCGGATAGCCGTAGCCGTATCCCGGATAGCCGTAGCCGCCGTACAGACCGCCCACAGCGAGCCCCAGGCCCAAACCGCCGAGGCCATACCCGCGCCGGCCGTAGCCGTAGCCGTAGGGCCTCCCGTAGAAGCCGCGGTTGTAGCCGTCATGGCGATGATGACCGTAGCCGCGATGGGCCCCGAGCCCGTGCCCGAAGCCCGGGTTGGACAGCCCGCCGCCGACAGAGGGCCGACCGAAATTGTGGTTGCCGAAACCGTGATTGGCGAAGCCGGCGGCAGCCGCTCCCGACCCAAGCGCGTGATTGCCGAAACCCCGGTTGGCGAAACCGCCGCCTGCGGGACCGGCTCCGAAGCCGCGATTGCCGAAGCCGTGATTGCTGAAACCACCGCCGCCCGCGACGGCCGCAGCTCCGAAGTTGTGGTTGCCGAATCCGTGATTGGCGAAGCTGCCCGCCTGCGCGCTGGCTCCGGTCGGCATGCCGAAAAGGGCGCCGGCAAGGATTGCCGATGCCACCGCTGTGACTGTTGTGGTCAT